TACCGCCGCGGGCAAGTGATGCGGATGCACGAAGACACTGCGGCGGCCATGCGTAACGCCTACCCGCAACTGACCTTTGAGGAAGTCCATGACGACCAAGATCGCGGAGCAAGTATTCGAGGACGACGGCAAGCTGATCGTGAAGGAAACGCACGACTTCACGCCGATCATCGAGAAAGCCAAGCAGCTCAACCGGAGCACGGACGGCAGCTTCGGGGAGAGCAAGCTGGTGGGCTTGATCCCAATGAAGCTGTGGGCGGAGTGGGCCAAGGAGGCCGGCGTAAGCGCGGGCGACCAAGGCGCAATGCGGGAAATCGTAGCCCGCAAAATGAATGATCCAGATTTCGCGCTGCTGCGCGTTTGGGAAGGCAAGTATTAAGGGTGCTGCGTGATGGAAATGCTTGAAACATTCATGAAGTGGATTGTGGCACCCGTCACCGCGTTTGTGTGGCTGCTGCACCGGACGCAGCAACAGCACGCCACCGACATTGCAGTTTTGCGCGCCACCATGAGCGAGCAAAAGCAGGCCCACGACCGCGAGATCAAAGAGATTAGAGAGAGCTTTACGCGCGTGATGTCGAAGCTCGACACCATCGAGCAGGCCTTGCGGAAGTGATCTATTGGACCCCGTCACGATCATAGCTACCGCCAGCGCGGCGTATAACGCGCTGAAGAAAGGCATCGCGGTTGGTCGTGAATTGCAAGACATGGGGTCGCAGCTTGCCACATGGGCGGGCGCTGTTTCCGATCTGGAGTTCCTAGCCAAGCGGGCTGAAGACCCTTCGTGGTGGCGGAGCATCGGCGGATCGGTGCAGGCCGAGGCTGTCGAGATATTCGCGGCCAAGAAGAAGATTGAGGCCCAGCGGGCAGAGCTGAAGCAGTTTGTCCAATTCAGCTACGGCCAGTCTGGCTGGGAAGAATTGCTGCGGATCGAAGGTCAGGTTCGCAAGCAGCGTCAGCAAACAGCCCACAGGCAAGCCGAGATGAAAGAGCTGGCCATCACGATTGTCCTAGCATTTCTGGCGGTGGCCGGTGGAATTGCAGGGTTGTCACTTTTGGTCTTCATCCTTTGGTCAATGCAGGAAGCGCGATGAACGAATATATCCCCGACAAGGCGGCCTACCAAAGCAACCGCCGCCGCATGGCCTGGGCGGCGCTGCTCATGATGATCGTCTCAACCGGCGCGGTGATCCACGATCCAGCCCGGATGGCGCAGGCCGACGCAGTTCTGATGATGATGTATGGCTCGCTGAGCGCGCTTGTGGGCGCCTATTTCGGCTTTGCCAACACGGGGCAAGGAAAGTGAGACTTGCCGCCTCTCTGGCGCTCTGCGTGGCGCTGGCGGGGTGTTCCAGCCTGCCGCTCGGGTTGCTGGGCGGTGGCGGGCCAAACGTGGCGGCCAATACGCAGATCGGCAAGGAAAACCGGCAGGCCGTTGCCTCGTTTGAGACAGGCGACACCGCAGGCCGAGACATCGTCAGCAAGGAACTTGAGGCTGGCCCGGTCGAAAGCCTCAACATCACCAACCAAGACATTCCGCCCTGGGTCATCCTGCTGATGCTGCTTGGCTGGCTGGCGCCTAGCCCCGGCGAGATCGGGCGAGGGATTTACAAGCTGTTAAGAGGGTAACATGCGTGAGAATTTTGAGCACTGCCTGAAGATGTTGCTGGAGCACGAGGGCGGCTTCGTCAACCACCCAAAAGACCCAGGCGGCATGACCAACTTGGGCGTCACCAAGGCAGTCTACGAAACCTACCTGCGGCGCGGCGTGACTGAGCAAGAAATGCGGGCGCTGACGGCGGAAGATGTCGCCCCGCTCTACAAGCAGAAATACTGGGACCGGGTGCGCGGCGACGACCTGCCGAGCGGCGTTGACTGGTCGGTGTTTGACTGGGCCGTGAATAGCGGCACGGGCCGAGCGGCCAAGGCGCTGCAGCGGGCAGTCGGCGCGACAGTGGACGGGGCAATCGGACCCGCCACCCTGCGCGCCGTGGCAGATCACGAGCCTGTCGAGGTCGTTCACCGCATCTACTACGCCCGGAAGCACTTCTACGAAAACTTGAGCACCTTTGAAACCTTCGGCAAGGGCTGGACCCGGCGCAATAACGAAACGCTGGAGCAGGCGTTACGGATGGCGGCAGGCACATGAGGGGCGCAGCCAAAAGCCATATCGACGAGATCATGGCGCTGTATGATGAGCTGGGCAGCATCCGCGCGACTGCCAGGGCGATGGGCGTAAACTACACCGGCGTGCGTGACCGCATCACGCGCGAGCTGGCGCGGCGGCAGGCGGAGCAAGATCTGGAGGTCGCAGGCTACCAGCTCGATCCGACGAACAGGACGCCAGAGGAAGCGTGGAAGGCCCATAAACAGGTCTTTGAGCGCAGGGTCGGCAAGTCGATTGGCCATTACGAGCGGACGATCCGGCGGCACGGGCCGTTTGTGATTTTCCACGCGACCGACGAACACGTTGACGATGACGCATCGGCCCTGATGGTCCTCGAGGCCGACATCCGCGCCTCGCACGACATGAATGCCATCATGTGCCACGGCGGCGATCTACTCAACAACTGGCCGGTGGCGGGCAAGTTGGCAAAGCAGTGGGCAGAGCAAGCCTGCACGCTGCCTGACGCCCTGCTGCGCGCGCAGCACTTCATCGAGATGTTCAAGCCTGACGTGTGGGTTGACGGCAACCACGAGGAGATGAACCCCTACCTCATCAACCTGTTTGAGACGTGGATGCCGGACAACGTGATCCGCGACTACTGGCGCTGCAACTTCGTCGTGGAAACGCCAGAGCGTGACATCCGCGTATCGCTGTCTCACAAGTTCAGCAAGGGATCTAGCTGGTTCCACGGCCTGCACGGCCACATCCGCGAGGCGCTGCAATCGGACGAGCGCGACCTGTATATGGACGGCCACTACCACCAGGCCGCGACGATGTATTACCATCTGCCCGAGAGGTCGCACTCCTGCCTTCTGGTCGCGTCTGCGGGCTACAAAATGGTGGACAAGTGGGCAACTAGAATTAGTCGCGGCGGCAAGTTGCCACACTTGCCTGGGCGCGCGCACTGGATCGTCTGCGATCCGTTTGCCGATCCCGGCGCGCAGGTGTGTCATGCGTTTGAGCAGCCGCAGATGGCAGAGGCGTTTTTGAACACGCTGCAAAACTTAAGGGAAGTCTGATGTCAGATATTCAATATGATGAATGCGATTGGCGCATGGAGCATGGCGGCGAGCTGGTGCTGTCCAAGAACGACGAGGACATCGTGGTGCTGCGCCTGTCGCCAGAGCAGCAGATGGCGATGGCTACTGTTCTGACTGCCGCGGCAATGCGCCAGATCTATCCGCCCCGCCCTGCAGATACCTCCGCAGCGTAGAGCGGTCTATTCCCAGCTCTTTGGCGGCTGCGCTGACAGACCGAAACTCAAGCGGGCCGATCTTCACTGGCTTCGCGTTGGACCTGTGGTGCTGGTCGTGCTTCCCGCGCCCGAGGCCAGCGTGATCTGCGCGGCCACGGGCGACGAGGTTGTTGATCGTGCGGTGCGAGACGCCTAGCGCCCTGCCGGCCGCCCTGGCGTCCTCGTAGACCACGCCGCGGATCATCACCGGCAGCGCGCCCTTACCCTCCTGCTTCATACGTCCTGCCATGGGTCGGGCTTCCGCGGCTTTATCTCTGCGATGACCTTCACATTCGGCTCTAGCTGCAGCACGCGGGTCGCGGCCTTTTCCCACAGCTTTTCCCAGTGATCCCGCTCCTCACGCAGGCGCGCGTTTTCTTTCTTCAAGGCTTCCAGTTCGTCTTGCCAGTTCCACTTAGCCATCCCCTACCTCGTATTGCTGTCTTAATTTTCCATTCGCTAACACCATGAAATCATAGTTGATCTTCCATGTGTCGCGCTCTTGCTTGAGTTCCTTGATAATCCCTTCCAGTCTGCTGGCATACATGCTCATGGATATTCCCCCGCCCCATCCTATGACCGCAAGAAACACCGCAATGGTGTCTAAGCTCATGTCTTGTCTCCTTTCAATTTTGCGAGGACTTGCTTACCTTTGTCGGTCAGCCAACCGCCTCTTAGGTTGCTTCCGCAATCAAGGTGTCCTGCATCTTCTTCTCGCACCATCGCTGCCCAAACCACCTTAATGGGCGCGCCAGTTTCCGCAGCTATCACATGATCCGCAGGGTATCTGTCGGCGTGTGGCCTTGCATAAACTCTTAGGACTTGCTCTGTCGTTATGTGTTCGCGCTTCCATAATTTCATCCCAGATCATCACCCATCACACTTCCTCTCCTAAAACGATGTAGATATTCACCGGCTCGGCCTTTGAACGGCGTTCAATGTAAGCCCAGTGCGGGCCAAGGCGCACATTGAACCAGCGCCGAAACAGCAGCGCAAACCAGATCGGCACCGGGATTTTCAATGCGGGCACTCCTCGCCGCGTTCCCACCAGCGGTCAGTCGGCGGCTGCCGCTTCGGCGGCTGCTCCAGCGGCGCCGCGTCTGGCGTCCTGATGCCGATTTGCTTCAGCTCTTCCTCCAGCCACTTTGGCATTGGCTCGTCGTAGGTCGCCATTGTTCATCCTCCGAAACACAACCGTGAAGGCCTCAATAATCGCCCGCTCTATCTGCTGTTCTGTCACGCTCAATCTCCCGCTTCACAACGTCAATAAGGTTCTGTAGCTCGCGCGCCCGCTCCTTGTTCCAGGGCGACTTCGCGTCAAGTTCGATGATCTGCGCCACGCGCTTCATGCGCTCCAGCGTTGCGTCAATCCCAGTCATGGGCGCGCTCCTCAATCGTTTCGATCATCGTGCGGATCGCCCAAGCGGTGCAATCCTCGGCGGGCTTGCCGGGGACGATCTGCCACACGCGGAAGTCGGTTGCGTCTGGCTCGTATGGTTCG